AGCAAAGATGCACAAGGTGACTTTGCTAGAAATAGTAATAGCTGGGCAAACCAGATTAGATTACTTAAACTAAACTTTGACAGCTTTAAAGCTACATTAGGTCAAGCATTTATAAATATATTAACACCAGTAGTACAAGTATTAAATCAACTTATTGGACATTTAAACACTGCGGCAACTGCTTTTGCTAGCTTTATAGCATCTATAACAGGACAAACTCAAACAGCTACTAATGCAGTTGGTTCTGTGGCTAAAGCAATTGGTGACGTAGGGGTATCCACTAGTGAGGCAGTAGAGGAAAGTGCTAAATCAGCTAAGAAGGCATTAGGTGTCATAGGTGGTTTAGATGAATTAGTATCTCTAAATAAAAAGGACAAATCTGATGAAAAAGCTGGTGTAGCAGGTGGACTAGACATATCTAGTTTATCTACTGATGTTGTAGAGAAAACAGTAAATTCTACAAATAAAGGTTTTGATAAACTAAACGGTATATTTAATGGTGTAAAAGATACAATTATTGACATTGGAAAAACTTTTAAGGACCATTTTATAAATCGTCTTGAAGGTGTTAGTTTTGATAGAATAAAAGATGGGCTCAAAGGTATAAAAGATAGTCTATTAAATATAGGACAAGGTACATCTGACTCATTTAAAGATATGCTAGTTAAATGGTCTGGTGGTATTGGTGACTTTGCGGGGAGTGCAACAAAGGTTAGTATAGGAATCGGTGATGCACTTATTGGTGGTTTATCTGATTATTTAACTAACAATCAAGGAAAGTTAACTGACACTATTAATAATATTTTTACTAATCTTGGTGATTACTACTCCAATGCTGGTAATATTGTAGGTAAGTTAGGTGACTTAGTATATGATTTCTTTACTGATAGTAGTACACAGGAGGTTGTCTCTAACACTATTAGTATACTAAGTGACTTAGTATTAAAGCCTACTGAACTAGTAACTCAATTCTTGTCTGACGCATCTACTGAGGTTGATACTTACCTTAATAACATGTATCCATATATAGAAACAACTCTAAGTAATATATCAGACTTGATGTCTGATATATCTGGTAATGTAAAAACTGTTGTCAGTGATGCATTTACTGCTATTGGTAACACTTATAATGAACACGTAAGACCAGCATTGACAAACTTTAGAGAAGGCGCTGAAAAAATAGGACAAACAGTATTGACAGCGTGGAACGAACATGTGTATCCAGTTGTTAAAGGTTGGATAGAAGAGTTTAAGAGAGTATACGAGGAAGCTATTAAACCTTTGATTGACCGAGTTGCGGATTTTGTTGGCAAGCTGATAGAAAATGCATCTATTATATATAATAAGTTTGTAGCGCCTATTGTATCTTGGTTATTTAAGAACTTAGTTTCAGCATTCTCTGTTGTATTTAGTACAATTGGAGATATAATAGGTACTGTAGTTGAATTAATTGCTGGTGCAGTTGAAGGTATCATACAAACCATTGGTGGCATCATTGATTTCATAGTTGGTGTATTTACTGGCGATTGGGAGAAAGCATGGGAAGGTTTAAAAGATATAGTAGCTGGGATATGGGATACATTAATATCTATATTAAAAGCTCCTATAAACTTATTAATTGACGGTCTTAATTTCTTAATTGGTGCCATTAATAAATTTAGTATTGACATACCTGATTGGGTACCGATTATTGGTGGTAAGAAGTTCGGCTTTAATATACCTAAGATACCTAAACTTGCTGATGGTGGTATAGTAACACAGGCTACCGTAGCATTAATAGGTGAGGCTGGTGCTGAAGGAGTTATACCATTACAAAATAGCCAGTTTATTAAGGACTTTGCACGTGAGGTTGCTAATGCTATTGGTACTAATGGTATAGGTAATACTCCTAATATTAATATAGGTACGTTGATACAAGACGACAGAGGTTACGAGTGGTTAACTGATATAATTGCAAGAATAATGGCTCGTAATGGTTATCTTGGTAGCTTAGCATTTTAAAGGAGGGTTTAGTATATGAGCGTTATATGTAAAGTAAATAACACTCAAGTACAAACTCCAACTAGCATAGATTATGAGTTAACTCCTATAGTAACAGATGAAAACAGGTTGGAGGATGCTACACTCACCCTCCGACCTGTAGCTCATAAATATAAAGCAGTGTGGACTTATGATTATATATTAGGTGCATCACTTATAACTATGCTAGGTGAGAGTTGGGAAAAGTATGTTGATGATAAAACATATAGATTTAGAGTAAGTATGCCTAGTTATAAAGGCGGACAGTTGGAGTTTGACGCATATTTTAAAGCTGTTACTTTTAAACTTGTGTTATGGAATAGTGACCCTAACTTGAGAGTATATAGTAATTTTAGTATGACATGGATTGAATATTAAGGAGGTGAGGTGTAATGTTAGACAGCAATTGGAATAAATATAGTAACAAGGTTAGATTTACTTTTAACTCTGGAGTAGTTTATGAGGGTGTAGGCACTGATGAGGTATTACAAGTTGACATTCAACGTGACCTTGCTGATAACAACACCGACCCCCTTGGTGTTGTTAGGTCAGGTACTATAAGTATTAAACTGATGGATAAAGATAAGAAATTCGTTAAAAATAATAAAACATCCCCTTATTTTGGACTATTAAGCGAAGGTTTTAAAATAGAGTGGTACATTAGTATTGATGGTGGAGTATTTACTAAACATGGTGAGTACTATGCTACTGATATTAAAAACAGTAGTGGTAATGGTGGATATAATAAAGTAACAATTAATGGTGCTGATATACTACAATATATAGGAAATCAGCCTGTTAATATTGTCGGTATAAAAAGAAATCAAACAGTAAAAGATTATCTAGCAAGTATATTTAACAGTGTAGGTTTAAATGCTAGTCAATATAATATAGCCGATACTCTTACAAAGACTATTAAATATACATATACATTTGGTACTAAGTTAAAAGATGTGTTAAACAGTGTGGCAAAGAGTTATATGTGTAATATATTCGTAGACGGTAATGGAATTATACAAGTAGTAGATTTACTTGACTTAGCAAATAAAGCTACAAAGCGTATGGACTTTGATGGTGTAGTTAATACATTCGAGGTGGCATTAGGTACTGACTTATTAGATACTTATAATGCAGTAAGATTAAAGTATACTAACCCTACTGTTGTAAAAGGTGATACATTACTTGAAATTAGTGACTTTGAAATACCTGCTGGTACTAATGAATTAAGCGAATTTACTTTTAGTAATAATAAAAAAGCTGATAAAATAGAGTATGTAACAATTGTACCTGTTGAATCTGATGTTACTATTAGTATAAATAATATAAGGTGGACACAAGATAGCGTTATATTAAATGTTACTAACCCTAAAGAAACAGCTATTAAAGCTAAAATAGTAGTAAAAGGAGATTGTTTAATTGAAAATACTGCTGTTATGGAGAGGTATATATCTGGTATTCCAGTAGAAAGACGTAAGTATATAGAAATAGATGCTAAGTTGATACAAAGTGACAGTTATGCTGAAGAATATTGTAATATAATATTACACTATCTATCAGCTGATGTAAGTTATTTAACATTAAGGACTAAAGGTCATCCATTATTAGAATTAGCTGACATTGTAGGTGTAAAATCTGGTTTAGTTGATTTTGATGGTACATGTATTTTAAGTAGTATAAAGCTTAGCTTAGGAGTTTCTAGTACATGTAATATTTCGGTATTAAACTCTGCAGCACTACGTATAGAATAAAATATGTAATCAGTAATACTATTTTCAACATATTTCTAAAATTAATAACTTTGTTGATTAAATAGTGGTGAGATTTAAAATAATTTTTAACTTATAAAAATCTATATTAACATTGATTTAAAAATTGAGTAAGCATTGATAAAAAATTGATATGCAGTCAATGTAAAAAAACTGAAAATAATTTCGGGTTGTTTTTGAGAAGTGATTTTTGGTTAGGTATTTAGGTGGTTAGGGTAAAGTTGTAGATATGTAAAAATCTGGGGGTTGGGTGGTAGAGGGGAAAAGGTATATCAATTTTAGTTACTAAAAGGAGGCTTGTTGTATGAATTGGTTAACAAGTAATCTAATACCAGCTTGGAATGACTCTAGCTGGACAGCATATAATGGTGCTAGTATTGACAATGAGAAAATAACATTACCGATTAACAGTAGAGTAGAGCTACTATTAGATAAAGGTGGTATCATTCCAGGTTCCAGTTATATTAAGTTTAAGGTAACATTTTATGGTACCTTTAATGACGATTATGATTATTCCCCTACAAGTTCTATAGATATTAAAATCGTGTATTTAGATGATACTGTGCAAACTGGTAAAATACTATTATCTAGAGATAAAGTAGTAAACAATAAATATATAGATGAAACAATTGTACAAGTAGAATTAAAGAATATAAGGTCAATGGAAATATATTTTAATAACTATGATAATGCTCCTGGTACATTGTATTTATCTAATGTTGAACTATATAAAAGCGAGGATATAAACAAAGAACAGGTCGTTGATGCTGTTGCAGAGGCAGTATCTCTTAAGAGATGTGAACGTTACAATAATGGTCTTATAGTGGAGTGGAAAGGTGATGTTAAACCTTTAAAGTGTGTGTTTATATCAGATGAAAATAATGATATGCTAGGAATACTTGTGGATGATGTTGACTTTATAAGTACACCAAGAATATATGCTGACCTAGAATAATGGAGGTGTTTATATGTTGGATACCAAAAAAGAAATTGAGCTATTCTTACTAGGTATTGCTATATCTGGTAATAGAGATAAAATAAAGGAAAAAGATAAAAGTAATATAGTCGAGGATACACCTATAAATAATGTTGAAGAAAGTAACTTTAGTGTAAGCATTAAAATATAAAAAGTAACTTGTGGATGTATAAAGTAAATAGAAAGGAGGTTAACTGCATTATGGAATTAAATGAGAAAGAGTGGTTCGCTCTTATAGCTGGTCTTATTGTAGGAAGGCATAAAAAACAAAATAGAAATAAAGTATATAATGCTGTTACTGTTAATAAAAAACCTATAAAATTAAGTAAATATGCAACTATAGGAATAACAGCAGGTAGTAAATATTGTGATAATAAAACATATAGTTTAGTTAGAATACCTATAATGTGCACTGGTGTAAACATTGGTGTTGCAGCATTCGTAGCTAAAGTAACTTGGGATTCATATGCGATATATGATAGCGTTGATTACGGTGATTTTGGTCCTAATATTGTAATAGATGAAAGTAATGTAGCATCTAGGACACTAATAGTTAGAGGTCAAAATACATATAATATGCCAGAAGAGGACTTTGTGCTATTCTACTTAAATCTTATAGTTGCTGATGTACCTACTTATGTAAATAAAATATATATCAATTGTATTAAGACAACTGGCACTAGTATAGATGATTGCAGTCTTTTAACTATTAAAGATGGCGGATTATTTTATATAACTCCCATAGAGGCTAACAAAGGTTATATATACTTTGACATTAAAGATAAACCAAAGGACCCTCCACCTACTTTTGAACAACCTGGTCCTTCTAACTTTCCTATTGGTGATGGTGATAGTGGAGTATCAATTGGAGATTATAGATTAGCTGGCTATTTAGGCGGTCCTGGTGGTGGTGGATATATAGTCATATATATTATACTAGAAGGATATATTATTGGCACTGCCAGGCAATATGTTAATACTGGAAAGTTTGAGATTTACGGTAAAATAGAATTACAAACACCTAACCCTGGTTATGGTGACATTACTATAAAGATTGTAGTTGAAACAGATGAAGAAGATGATACACCTTATTATCTACTTATACCTGCTGGTGGCTTTAATATATTCTTTAAAACAGAGGTAAATAAAGAAGATGATACATTTCCTAAGGAGCCTATTAATGTTATTTACTTAGATAAGATAAAGATTAATGACTTACATGATATAGATATATACTCTAATGAGGCAATTGACTTAGATGATGTAATGGACAAAATAAATATTGTTGACACCTATGAAACAGACACTATTAATGTAAATATACTTGAACAACAACACTTAGATGAAATAGGAATATTAGATTTATTCGATATTGATATAGAGAGTTCCCAAGCACCTTCAGATATTGACAGTATTGATACTGTTAATATCAATGATATAGATGATATAACATTAATTAGTGTCACATTATACGATAAAGATACAATTGAAGAATTAGGTTTATCTGATGTATGTGAAATTGACATGATATCTACTATAATAACTGAAGAAAACCACTTAGATAGCATGTCAATTAATGATATCTACAATATTGACTTTGAATGAAGGAGGTAATATAAAATGTTAGGTTTAGGATTAAATAAGGTTGACAGTACAAAAATCAGAGGTTTCGTTGAAATTGAAATTGTAAACCCTACAACTGGTATACACAGAGTAATAAAAAACAACACAGTAACAAATCTAGGTAAGATGCTTATGCTTTCTAAATCGGCTAATAATATACTAATGGAGTTTGGTGGTTCTCCTTACGGTAGACTTAGAAGCACTGATTTACTTGATAGCTATTTTGGTTCTACTGGTAATAATGCTTATAATGTAAAGGCTAAACAAGACAATGGACTTAATCTGTATCTAGCTAACCTTGACCCTGGTGTTACACTTACTGAAGATACTAAGTATGTTGATTTACTGGACTCCAACTTCGATGTTGATTATACTAAGGTAGTCGGTTTTGCTAACAGTCGTGATGTATCGGCTAATACTCATGAAGGTGTGCAGGACTTTACAAGACCTAATCACATAATTAATGATAAATGCGTAGCAAACAGATGGAAATTCGCTGAAGGTGTAGCAACTGGTACATTTAATCACTTGTTAATAATGCCTGGAATACATGGTGACTTTAAGACTAATGGCATTTATTTAAAGAAATGTATCACTAGAATTAATCAGTTCGAAGATATAGCTGAATTCGGTGATTACTTTATAATTCCCGGTGTTCCAGGTTTAACTGGACCTAATGAGATATTGTTAAACTATAATAGAAATAATGTAAACAGATGGCGTTATAACTTAGCAACAGGTGAGACAACTCAGGTTGATAGTAATGAGATAGGTTATAGCATGACAATGTATAGAACTTATGATCAAGTATACGTAGATGGTTTCTTATATTCATTGGGTACTTCTGGTACACTAAGGAAAATAAATCCTACAACAGGTGATGTTGTAAATACTGCTAATGTATTAGGTGATTATGTTACACATGGTGCAAGTATGTTTTATAATGGCACTAACTTAATAATCATGAATGGTAATAACACTAACGAGGGTACTTATGATACTAGGGCAAAGGTTTATACGGTTAACATGAATACTCTAAGTGCATCTTCTGTAAATAAAGTAGCATGGACTGGTTGGGGTGGTATACCTGATGGATGGTCTAGAAATCGTATGATTGTAAAGAAATGTGGTGCATATTACTTTGTACATCATGGCTTTGAGGTAATAATGTGTACTGATTTAATGAATATTAAAGGCTCTAGGGTTAATGCTTTCTTGGCACATCCTAATACACACTACGTAAGTGATGGTGTTGATATCTGGACTATCGAAGAAGGTGTGCATAACTTTAGATATGATAGCATTGAAGCCAATAAGGCAAACACACCTGATGTCTTATTATACACTAATATGTACAATAGGGTTATGGATAATGGTACGTATAGAGATTTTAGCTATACAACTAATGGTATATGGATTGGCAGATTGTGGTGCGGTAATCTTATTAGTTTTGTTAAATTAGCAACACCTATAACTAAATCAGCAACTGATATTATGTATGTAGCTTATGGCTACGAGTTTGTTTAATTGATGTAGCAATATACTGTGAGGGTAAAACATCATACTCTCACAGTATAACATAAAAAATAAAAAATATATGCCTAAAAAACAGCATAAAAAAGAGTATATGTATTGCTCGCCTCACAAAAGGATATATAGGAGTAATACACTTAGCTACTAGCTAGGATTGACTATGCTGTTATAGGCTAACGATGAGGAGGTTTGTATATGAGCATTAAAAAAGGATTAGTAACTGTCAAAGAAATTTTCGGTATTCCTGTAAGGGTGGATATAATTGAACCTATCGGATTACCTAACGTCAGGACACTGAAAAGTATGACACCAGAAGGCATAACAGTGCATAATACTGGCAGTGGTAACAGAGAAGCGGGAGATGAGGCTCACGCTAATTATCTTAAGAATCTGGAGAAGGCTGACAAGGAGTATAAATCTTGGCATTTTACTGTTGACAGCGATAGCATTACTCAACATTTACCTCTTAATGAAAAAGGCTATCACGCAGGTGATGGTAGTAATGGCTATGGTAACAGTAAGACTATTGGCATAGAAATTGCTGAGGGTCCAAAGTATAAGCAATGTGAGGCAAATGCTGTTAAGTTGATATGCTGGTTAATGCATGAGTATGGCTGGACTATTGATAATGTGCAACCTCATAGAAAATATAGTAAAAGTAATAAACTGTGCCCTTGGAGAATATTGAAAAGTCAGGCTGCATGGGAAACTGACTGGTATAACTTCCAGCATAATGTGATTGTACCTAAGTATAACGAGTTGTTTAATGGTGGTGCTGTTGTAGATACACCTGTTACACCAAGTACACCTGTTAATAATCATAATATAAAAGTAGGTGATACTGTTAAACTTAAAGAATCAGCAGTACAATGGAATGGTAAAAACATTAGGGCAGATTATAAGAAAAAAGAATATAAAGTTAAGCAGCTGGATACTAATGGAAGGACAGTATTAACTATAGATGATGTAGTCATATATGCGGTAGATGTGAAATACTTGGACAAGGTTGATACTGGTGGTTCTGGTACACCTGCTACACCTGCTGGCACTACACAAACAGGCCAGTTTAAAAGCTATTTAGTCAAAGTAACTGTTGATGCTTTAAATATTCGTAAAGGCCCATCTACATCATATAGCATAGCAGGTGTGATAAGGGATAAAGGCGTATATACTATAGTTGAAGAAAAGGATAACTGGGGAAAACTAAAATCGGGTGCTGGCTGGATCTGCCTAAACTACACAAAGAGAGTATAAAGTAAACATTGTAAACATTGTAAACATTGTAAAAATTAACACCAAGTCATTATGGCTTGGTGTTTTTTATTGAAATCATTAGGTTCTGGTGGGTGCGTTTGCTGGGTGTATTGGTTTATTGGATGTAAAAATTTTATATAAAAATTATTGACAAAATGTTGTGTAGGTTGTATAATTAAATTAAAGATATGGGTAGTTAAGTTAAACTATTGATATAGGCGGTTGGCATGGTGAATATATTGCTAACGGTTATAAAATCACTAAAGCAATGTTAGAGAAATATAAATGCATAATGACATATCAGGATATACGAGAGAGATTGATAGAAGAAAACGTCTGGAAAGGACGTAAATAATAAAAATAAACTATTAGTATAGGAGGGAATTACAATGGCAAGAAACAGAGTAGCAGAGTTTCACAACAATAAATACTTAGTTAGTATAATTAACAACGGTGTAGAGTCCTGTGGTGGTAGGTTCTTCCAGTTTAATGGTATTGACAGGACAGGTAATCCTAAAGGTTATATCTTCGCTTACGACAAGGAAACTGGTAAAATACTAAGAGTTAATGCAGATAATGTAGAGGACAGACAGATATTTGGTAATAAAGAAAACAGTACTGATGCTCGTGGTTACCTTTGTGTTGAGATGTGTGTACCTTATGTACAAGGTGTTTACCCAGCTTCTAGTTTTTATTATGACAATAACGGTGAGGTTGTAGCAGTACAATACACTTGTTATATACAACGTATAGTAGCAGCTATTAAGTGTAAACTCGAGGGTAAAACTCTTGTGGACTTGGGTGAGGCTAATCACATGACAGGTAACAAGATGGATAACAGATATTTTAATATTGAGGACGGTACACAAAGAGACAACTCAATACACGGTGCTGTGTTTAACTCATTATTAAAGCATCAAAGATATTTTGAAGGCTTGTTTACTACAAGTAGTAATAAAACTCGCTCATTTACACATCTAGTTGACAACAGGTATATAAGCAGTAGTTGGATAAAAGAGTACATGATGAGTAATAAACAGTTCGCTGATGCTGTAGATGATTGCAGGAAAGATATGAGGAGTAAAGCAGTAGCTCCTAGGTATATTAGCGTTTATAAACTAGAAACATTTATTGACTGGCTATATAGCAAAGGATATTGGACTAAGTAAAGGATGCTGTTAGTATATAATATTAACAATTAGGCGGTGTTTGTGTGTATGAAATTTGACGTGGTAGTTGGAAATCCACCTTACAACAAAGGTATGGACTTAGACT